ACTGATGGTTGCAAAGAAAAGATTCTCTGAGGAGGCTTCCAGATACGGGACAACCGTAATCCCACAGGAAGGCGACATCATATACTTTCCCGAGTACGGCGGATTGTATGAGATCAAGTATGTCGGCACCAGAAACTCGTTCTTTGCATACGAACTATCGTGCGAACTCTTCCGTTACTCTGGCGAGAAGATCGACACGGAGATCAACGAGGTCGATCAGATCGAAACCAACCTCGTCACCAATATCAGGAAGTTTACGCTCTCCTCTGGTGCAACATTGTTCGAAGGCGAGACTATCTACCAAGGGCTTACCTTGGGAAGCAGCACATACAAGGCTGTCATCGTCAACTTCAATCAGGGAGACAGGATTGTCGAGGTTCGTGGAGAAGTCGGGACACCCTCTTCGTTGGTTCCCCTTCGCGGCTTGAGTTCGGATGCATCCGTATACTACAGCACCATTGAAGACACCGAGAAGACATACCTTGAGACGAATGCAGACGATACCGATGAGATCGAACTTGAGAGAGCAGCCCTAGATATCATAGATTTCAGCGATAAGGATCCGTTCTCCGAGGGCAACTACTGATGTTCGAGCATTTCTATCATGGAAGCATAAGGAAACTGGTCGTATCATTCGGCTCGCTGTTCGATGAGATATATGTGTCGCGCAAGAATGCCGATGGAACCGAAGAGAAGAAGATAAAGGTTCCCATATCTTATGCCCCCAAGGAAAAGTTCTACAGGAAGATAGCGGAACTCAATCAGTCGGGTGACAGGAAAAGCGTGGAGAGCATAGTCCCGAGGATGGCATTTGAGATCACATCAATGGTCTATGATCCGTCGAGGAAGTTGAATAGCCTGAACAAGATATACACCACAAAGGATGAGAAGGACAAGACATTCTCATACTCATACAATGAGGTTCCATATACCGTTGAGTTCAACCTGAATGTGATGACTCGCAACATCGATGATGGATATCAGATCGTAGAGCAGATTCTTCCATACTTCACCCCCGATTTCACCGTGTCCTTGAACTTCAACGAGTTGTACAAGAAGATAGATGTGCCGATAGTGCTGAACTCCGTGTCTTCTTCCGAGGAGTACGAAGGAAGCCTTGCAGATGAAAGAAGAATGATAACGCACACGCTTTCATTCAGTGCCAAGTCATATGTCCTCGGTCCCATCAAGCAGGGTGGTCTTATCCGTGAGATACGGCTTACATTCAATGAGTTGACTGGAGATTCATGAGTACTGCGGAAACCAACCTCAATGACTTCCTACAGGACTACCGTATCACCACGACATCGGTGGAATCCGTTGACTTGAACACGGATCGTCTCTACAAGACGATTACAATCGGTGTCGAGCAAAAGAGAAAGATGCCAAGGGCATACTTCACTCGCGGGGTCATACCATACTTTGCTCCGCTTGATGACAAGACACTGTTCACTGCTGGCATGACTCAGGGAGATCTTGCAAAGGAACACTCCCTGTTCAGAAGCGGCATGACCTTCATGTACGGGCTGTCGATGGAGGCATTCTATGATATGGGAGAACTCAGCGACTCCGAGCATGGCACCATAGGATATTCTCCTGGTGGCGTGAACATGTATGGTGCATTCAAGGTGATGTACGACAGGTATCAGTTTGTTTCTCAGTACCCCGTGTTCTACAGCATCACCGCAGGAAATGATCCGTATGCAGTGGCATCCTTCACAGGAGTCACCGAAAAGGGAGCATCTGGCGGTTGCTACACGATGGTGAACTTCGGTGGAACCATCGTTCCGTTTCAGTTGATGTTCGATGCATCTACGCTTGGAATAAGCAACTCAAACGGTCTGCCAACGGGAACTGCGGGAAACCCTCTGTACTATGGTCTTTCCGCAAACACGGGATTGACATCCGCAGTCAAGTCCCTATATTTCATTCCTGACATTCCGCTGTCTCTTCGCAGAAACATAGCACTATACAAGGATCGTGGAGTGACCTTTGCTGGATTCATGGCAAGGTTTGAACCCCACTATCAGTTCATCAAGTATGCAGATGATGCATTCCTTGACACCAGAGCAGACATGATCAATGCCTATGTCGGCTTGTCTGCAAATCCAGCATGGACCGAGGAACTCAGGCGGTTCAACGGCTCGACATCTGCCATCAATAGGGTTGGATTTCAACTCGCAAACGACTTCAACAACAAGTTCTTCGATGAAATACAGAAGTACCCTGCTAGGTACAATCTTGTCAGGAACTCGCAACAGGCAGGTCATTGGGGAGTTCCTTATGTCACTGAAGTGCTTGGTTGGCAGAAGTCGATTCCAAATCCAGGATATGCTGCCGATGCCACAGGTCCGTTCATTCCCGTTGGGCAGCAGTTCTATGTGTCACGCATAGCACAAGTGACCTTCAAGCCAGCACCAGCGGGATATACATTCAGCACAGGCATGACGGGGTGGCAATCCTATACCAAGGGTCTTGGCACAACTACAGACACATCTTTTCATCCCGAGTACTTCATGATGGGAGGTTCGGCAAATGCCGCATCGTCTACATACTCTGCTTCAGATCTCATACCCGCCAACATACTGACTTATTTCTCAGACAACTATGCTGGCATCGGACCCGATGGAACCACATTGAACTTCCTCGAATCATACTATTATGATCTCTATGCAGAGACATTGCTGTATGGAGGATATCGGTATCAGAACAACTACTTCATGCATTTTGTGCCTAAGTTCAATCCGATGATACCCGTGCAGCAGAAGGGAACATATTCGGCAAGGAACTATGCATCCCGCCGCGATTCAACCATACACAGGGATTTCGGCAATACATCTGCCGAGAGACTAAGCAACCTGAAGAACTCAATGCGGAGCAGCATCAATGCTGCCATGCGAGCATGGAAACTTCTTCTTGATGGAGTTGGAAAATTCAACCATAGGATCATTCCCGTGTTGCAAGGAAGAAATGAAGACTATGACCTGACTCGCGGTGGTTGCGTTCCATATTCACCCGCTGATTTTGTCGAATACCTGATGGCTCCATTGTTCACTGGTGATGTTCCTGCAAATGGCTTCATCATGAACGACGATACCCATGAGAAACTGCTGAATGGCTTCTACTACGGAAACATTGCCCGTGGTTCGGGGGAATACACCAAGGTTGTCACCAACAAAGGGGTGTCTGGCTCCGATCCAACGACATCGTTCATTCGTGGACTTGAGACTTACTTCTTCGATCTTGAGAAGTTGCAGGATTCGATGTCGTTTAGGTCGTACCTGGCAGACTTGGGAATAACTGCAAGCATAGATCTTGCAGAGTATATGTCCAACTTCAACTCAGGAAGATTCAGTGATCTTAGAGTGTTTGAAACGAACACAGGAACGACAGGAGGAAACTCCTACATCCCATACGGAAATTTTGGACCATTCCAATGGAATCTGGTGCCTATACGGCAGTCTTCAATTCTCTACACCAATGACTCGCTTCGGGATCGTTGGGGATCCACGGCAAATGCTGGAATAACCACGGCATACACGATACTCCGAGATGCATACTTTGAACTTACGAAGCAGCAACTACAGGCAGCATTCGACTACTTTGAGAACGATGACATAACTACATTTACTGAATACAGAAGCACCGACAAACAAATCGGAAGGTGATTTCATAATGAGCAAGATGGATGAGAACCTCTCGGAGATGCTGAACATGGATCCCGAGCCTAAGCAGATTGTTGCAAGACAACCAAATGCCATCGAAGTAAAGGTGGACATGGATGATGCCGACAAGGATTTTCAGAAGGCAAGAGAGAACCTGAAGGAACTCGTTAACCTTGGCTTTCAAGCCATCGATGGAGTACTCAAGGTCGCAAGCGAGGGAGATTCTCCCCGTGCCTATGAAGTGGTCGCGCAGATGATCAAGGCAGTGGCAGAGACGAACAAGGATCTCGTTGAACTGCATCAGCGCATGAAGACCATCAAGCAGGACAAGTACGAGCAGAAGACCGTCAACAACACGACGAATGCCATCTTTCTTGGCTCAACCAAGGAACTACAGGAACTCATCAATCCGAAGCGAAGTTTTGCCAAGGCAATGACAGACACCACTGCCATCATTGACGAATCCAAGAAGATGCTTGAAAATGGCTGAAGACAAGACATCCAAGAACTATCTTGGCAATCCCAACCTCAAGGCAACCGATGTCAAGATCAACTGGACAAAGGAGCAACTTGAGGAGTATGCCCGTTGCGCCAGAGATCCCATCTATTTCATACAGAACTATGTGAAGATCGTCTCCCTCGACAAGGGTCTTGTTCCATTTGAACTTTATGACTTTCAGGAAGAGATGGTCAGGACCATTCATGCAAACAGGTTCGTCATTGCGAAGTTGCCCCGTCAGAGTGGAAAGTCCACCACGGTCACGGCATACATGCTGCATTACATCCTGTTCAATCAGAGCGTGAATGTAGCCATACTAGCCAACAAACTCAGCACGGCTAGGGAACTATTGTCGCGCCTCAAGTTGGCATACGAGTATCTGCCCAAGTGGTTGCAGCAGGGTGTGCTTGAATGGAACAAGGGGTCGATTCAACTTGAGAACGGCTCAAAGGTTCTCGCATCTGCAACCTCGTCAAGCGCAGTCCGTGGTGGATCTTTCAACATGATCTTCCTTGACGAGTTTGCCTATGTTCCACAGAATGTGGCAGAGGAGTTCTTCTCGTCCGTGTATCCGACAATCTCGTCGGGTCAGGAAACGAAGGTATTCATAGTCTCGACCCCACACGGAATGAATCTGTACTACAAGTTGTGGACGGATGCATCGAATGGAAGGAACTCATACATTCCAATCGATGTCCATTGGTCGGACGTTCCTGGCAGGGATGAGAAGTGGAAGCAGGAGACTATCTCTAATACTTCAGAGGAACAGTTCCGCACAGAGTTCGAATGTGACTTCGTAGGATCGGTTCATACCCTGATATCCCCTTCCAAGTTGAAGACCCTTGCATATGTCGATCCCGTCTTCAAGAACGGAGAGGGATTCAAGGTCTATGCCAAGCCAGAGGAGAAGCATGTCTATGTCATGACGGTCGATGTCTCTCGCGGCACAGGGCAGGACTATTCAGCATTCAGCGTTATAGACATAACGACAGCCCCTTACAAGTTGGTGGCTACCTTCAGGAACAACACCATGTCCCCCTTGGTGTTTCCCAATGCCATCCATGTTGCGGCAAAGCAGTACAACAATGCCCATGTGCTTGTCGAGATCAACGACATGGGTGGACAGGTTGCCGATGTCCTCCATGCTGAACTTGAGTACGAGAACCTGCTGTCATCCACCATGCGAGGCAGGAAGGGTCAGGTTCTCGACGGAGGATTTGGATCAGGCACCAGTCAGTTCGGTGTAAGGACCACCGAGGTGGTCAAGAGGTCTGGCTGCTCCATTCTCAAGTCGCTTGTTGAGGCAGACAGGCTTGTCATTCAGGACTTCGATGTCATCAAGGAACTATTTGCCTTCGTTGCCAAGAAGAACTCCTTTGAGGCAGAGGTTGGATAC